TTACGATTCTAAGGTATATTTTAATAACTCAAAAAATTCTAAGGATAAGTTTTCTAACTTACATGCTGTTCCACAAGGATATATTTCCTTGTATGAATTAAATGTAGATAGACCGATTGGTACAGGTGGCGCAAACCCACCACCAGCAGGCACATCTATTTATCCTTTTATTACTAAGGCGGGATCCAGAATCGCTTTTAAAACAGTAAGCACGTCCCTGTTTGACACAACATCTCAGTTTGCTTATGGGGATATAATCAAAGGTAGTTATCCTCTATCAGCGAGCATTAAAAGAATTAGATTTGTTGAAAACAGTCAACCAGTTGTTACGGTTACTGACCACGGTCGATTTCAAGGTAATTTCAAAAAATTATCGTCAAACAAAAATTTTATCAACGCATTGAAAAACACATTTAATTATTACACTCGATTAAGTCACCACTACGCCTTTGATGACTCAACAAACCCAGCAATAAATAATGCAGATGACTTAGGTAATCACGGTTGGGATAAGTTAAAGCAAGAAATTTCGTTGATCGAGATACCCAGCATTTTTTATGGTTCGTCAATTGACAAAGGGTCAGTGTCGTTGAAGTTTTACGTAACTGGAACTCTTGCTGCTGAACTCAAAGACATTAAAAGAAACGGTGAACTTATACAGGTAAGTGGCACATATGATGCTGGCAAGCATAACAATAAAGTTGCTGGTGTTGTTTTGTATAATGAGGGGTTCATAGCATTGACTGGGTCTTGGGATATAAACAGAAACCACACCGAAAAATATGTAGGTACGGATTTTAGTAATCCCAAATGGAAAAACTTTGGGGTTGGAGCTAATGATGGAACCAGCACAGCCACAGTTACTGGTTCAGCATTTGCTATTGATTTTAAGGGTAAAAATTACATACCAACAATAACAATGTTTGCACACATGAAAAAAGAAATGTGTAACAATTCTACAAACCCAACTGCCTATGTTAGTGGATCCAGCAAGGAACCGATCGTTACAAAGAAGGGATATGTAGAATTTCAAAATGTGAAATTTAAAAAACTAGAACATAGTGATTATCCAGACCCTACAGGATCCTTTAAAAAGCAAACTTATGTTTCAAAAGTTGGAATATACGATGATCAAAGAAGACTAATTGGTCTTGCAAAATTAGCGAACCCTATAAGAAAAACAGAACAAAGAGAGTATACATTTAAATTAAAGTTGGATTTCTAATGAAGCAGCGTAAGGAATTATTTGAACTTAAATTGCACGAACTTAAGTTTTCTTTAAAAAAACTAGAGATACATCAAAAAATTAACGAAGATGCAATGAGTAATTTTTCAAAACAATTTAAAGAATTCATATACTCACTAGAAGATCTCAACATGCAACATAAACTTAAACAAATAGCGGGACTGGCGAACCCAAGCGAAAGAAGATCTTCCAAAACGGCGCAAAGGGCGAAACAACAAAGACAATACAGGCAAAACAAAAGTAAGGTACAAGAGCACCAGGAGGAACCGCAACCACCAGTTGAGATCGAAAACAATCCTTTACCAGAAGAGTATAAAAAATTGTACAAGAAAATAGCAAATGTCACACACCCAGACAAGTGTAGAGATGACATGCAAAAGCAAAAAATATTTCAACAAGTTAACAGTGCGGTTAATGACAAAAATTATTTCAAACTAATTGAAACTGCGATATTTTTGGACATTGAAATACCAGATGAAGTACCTTTGGATTTTCAGGAACTGGATTTAAAAATCCAAGAAGCGAACAACAAAGTTGGAGAAATTACTAAAAGTGTTGCCTGGGAATGGTATCATGTAAAAGATAATGAATCTAAATTAAAACTCATAGAGGGATATGCCTCTTTTCTTTTGCAAAATACATGATTTTAGGACTCGATATATCAACCAGCATCACAGGAGCAACCGTGCTCGATAAAGACGGGGTGTGCGTATATAATGAGTATTGGGACACAAGAAACAAGAACCGATTCCCAACAATATACCACAAAGCACAACACGTAGAGAGTTGCTTGAAAGATCTGCACGATGAATACAAGATCGAGCACGTTTTTGTAGAGCAGTCACTGCAATCGTTCCGTTCAGGATTTTCTTCAGCGAAGACTTTATCTACCTTATCCAGATTCAATGGCATAGTGTCTTGGGTTTGTTGGAATATGCTTGGTCACATGCCAGAGATGCTCGCCGCAACATCTGCCAGGAAGCAAGTTGGCATAAAGGTCTCGAAGGGCGAAAAGGGAAAACAAAAAAGTTTTGATTTTGTTGTTGCAAATGAACCCTCTTTTGTTGTAGAATATACAAAGAATGGAAATGTAAAACCAGGTATTATGGATAAGTCTGATAGTTGGGTTATAGCGAAAGCAGGTTACAATCTTTGTATAGTGAAAAGTTAAGTATTATAAAGCAGAGTCTTGGATCTTATTATGAATCTAATGACGAACTCTTGTTCTATTGTCCGAAATGCAAGCATCACAAAAGAAAGATGTCCGTCAACGTTGAGAAAAATGTTTTTAAATGTTGGATATGTGACTTTCGTGGCACTGATTTAATCAAAGTTATCACGAACAACGATTTAAAATCTAAATGGAGACAACTAACTCAACAAGTTGATGTAACTAGATTTAGTGAATTGAGCGAAATGTTTTACAGTGAGGATTCTAATCAATCTGTTGATTACGTAGAACTACCAGAACATTTCTCTACCTTGACAACTCACAAGTTATCATCGACAGGTCAAAGGGCGAAAACATACTTGTTGTCTAGGGGTGTTACGCACAAACATATCATGATGTATAAAATGGGATTTTGTTATCATGGTACCTTCAGCAATAGAATCATTATACCTTCTTATGATTCAAATGGTGTATTAAATTATTTTATAGCAAGATCTTTCAATGATAAGGCGTATAAGTATAAAAATCCAAAATGTTCTAAGGATGTTGTATTTAATGATATTTTTATAGATTGGGAGCAGCCAATTACTTTGGTGGAGGGTTTTTTTGATTCTATAAAATACGACAACAGCATTCCGATTCTTGGATCAACACTTAACGTAAAATCTCAACTTTTTAAAAAAATAGTGGACAGGTGCAAAACAGTGTACATATGCTTAGACAAAGACGCCAAGAGGAAGGAGTTAAAAATAATCAAGAATTTACTTGACTTTGGTGTAAAAGTCTATAAAATAGAGATATACGATTATCCTGATTTGGCAGAGGTGCCCGAATCATTGCTATGGGAGTATAAGAAACGTGCCTCCATTATGACAAGAGAAGACTATTTACTACAAAAATTAAACTTTGGAGGTTAACTATGAACATTTCTATTGATAAAGCAAAATTGAAGAAATTAATTAGTGAAGAAATTGAAAGAACTTTTGACACTTCGGACAAAGGGTTTGTCACAGCAGAAGAGACCATTCAGCAATTCGAAACATTGGACGAAGGTCAGAAGATAAACTTTTTAGAAAGACTGTTTCATCACATCAACGAAAATATTAACATTTAAACGGAGGATAGATGAAGTTTGCCCACATTGCAGACACGCATATTCGCAATCTGAAATTTCATTTTGAATACAGTGAAGTATTCAAACAACTATACAAATCTCTCAAAGAAGAGAAGGTGGATTACATAATTCACTGTGGAGACATCGCGCATACAAAAACACAGATCTCCCCTGAGTTTGTTGACATGGCAAGGAAGTTCTTTACTAATCTTGCTGAAATTGCACCAACCTACATCATTTTAGGTAATCATGACGGGAATTTAAAAAATAGTGACCGTCAGGACGCCATAACGCCCATTGTGAAGGCGCTAGACAACGATCGTATAGTGTTGCTTAAGAACGCTGGAGAACACCCCTTAGAGGGCGGGTTTTGTTTAAATGTTTTATCGGTGTTCGATGAGGAGAACTGGGTCGACCCAACAAACGAACGTCTGGTTAACATTGCACTTTATCACGGCGCTATTGACAAATCAAAAACGGACTTGAACTGGACACTAGGTGGAGACCACGACATTGGTATCTTTGACAAGTTTGATTTTGCTTTCCTTGGTGACATACACAAGACGCAGATCTTAGACGACCATGGACGTATTCGATATGCTGGATCGACGGTACAACAAAACTTTGGCGAATCTTTGGATAAAGGGTACTTGCTTTGGGACATCGCCAGTAAGGACGATTTCACATGCAAGTTGATTACGTTTAGGAACCCACAGCCTTTTGTTACTATAAACCTTAACAAAGATGGAACTCTGCCAGACACAGACATCTCGGACGGCGCCCGATTGAGATTGGTCGCAGATTCCAATATCTCACTCGACGTTATGCGTAGAAGTGTCGACATAGCAAAGTTTAAGTTTAAACCAGAAAGCATAACGTACTTGAATAGGGCCTCCAGTAAGGCGCTAGATGTAGAGAGTGACACGGCGCGACAGGAAGATCTTAGAAATATCAATGTCCAGAATAGACTAATCAAAGACTACCTTGAGGACTACGAAGTTGCTGATGACGTGATGGAGAAGGTGTTGTCCTTAAATTCCAAGGTGAACAAGACTATCGAGGACACTGAGGAGGTTTACAGGAATGTGAACTGGAGTATGCAGTCACTAGAGTGGGATGGTCTTTTCAATTACGGATCCAACAATAAGATAGACTTCACAAAGCTGGAGGGTATAGTTGGAATTTTTGGAAAGAACTTTTCGGGCAAATCATCTATTATTGATAGTTTGTTGTATGCGGTGTATAACTCGACCTCCAAGTCTGTTAGGAAAAACCTAAACATGATTAACCAAAATATGGATGTTGGGTCTGCCAAAGCAACAATTAAGATTGCAGACAAGGAACTAAGCATTGAGCGTATATCTGAGAAGTACGTCAAAAAATTAAAGGGTGTCGAAACGGAAGAGGCAAAAACGGATGTCAATTTTTACTCTAGCGACGCAATTGGTAACACTGAAAGTCTGAATGGAACATCCAGACAAGACACAGACAATAATATTAGAAAGTATTTTGGAAGTCTAGACGACTTCCTCATGACATCAATGGCATCACAACTAGACTCTCTTACGTTCATCAACCAAGGGTCAACTAAAAGGAAGGAAATTCTTGCTAAATTTCTCGACTTAGAGGTGTTTGATAGAAAATTTAAAATGGCAAAAGACGAGTCCGCCGATATACGAGGCGCCTTAAAGAGACTGGAGGGAAATGATTATGATCAGCAGATCGAACAAGCAACTAACATCTTGGTCGAAAAGAATGAGATACTTAAAGAAAATCAAGAAAGATGCAAGCAAATGGAGGGAGAAGTACAAGAACTCCAGAAAAGGGTCGCTACCATTAAGGGTAAAGTTGACGCTGCTCCAACAGAAATTATCGACCCCATCCGCATCAACATGGAGAAGGAGACTGCGATTGGAAAGTTAAGTAACCTCAAAAAGAAATTACTTGACAACAAGTCAGAGGTTCAAGAGTCAAAAGATAAGTATGAAAAGATTGCCAAGTTCCTTTCAGAGTTTGACATAGAAAAATATCAAGATAAGAGAGATTCTTTTGCCAAGAGCGAAGAAGCAATAGAAAGTTTACTGAGAGATCTTGAGAAAGCGTCAGAACAAAAGTTTCTTCTGGTCTCTCAGCAAGATCGTCTATGTGAGGAGTGTTCGTCCATAGTTGAGGAAGCGATTGCTGACAGACAATCAATTATGAGCAGTGTTTCAAAACAGATTAACATGATCGGCGGAGAATACAGTTCTGAAGAGCAAATGAAGGTATCAAGTTATCTAGAAAGATACCAGCAAGTAAAAGACAAAAAGACAGAGTTATCCGAAAGAGTTACTAACCTTCAGTTGAAGATTGACAAGGGGCAAAGCGATATTGCTGTACAAGACTCGATCATAGAAAAGTTGGATTCGAAATTAAAGCAATACGAAGATAACCGCGAAGCAATTGAAAATTTAGAAGAACTTATAGGTGAAATGCAAAACCTAGACAAGATTGCGAACAAAGTAAAGAAAGAGTGCACGTCTTGCAAAAAGCAGACCAACAACCTGTTTAGAGAGGTTGGGTCTGTAGAGCAGCAAATCAAGAACTTACAGGACGACAAGGAAGAGTTGGAGTCTTTAAGGGTAGAATATGCAGCGTATGAGTTATTTATGACGTGTTTTCATACAAACGGTATTTCTTATAATGTTATAAAGAATAGATTGCCTGTGGTAAACGAAGAGATTGCAAAGATTTTGACAGGCATTGTCGACTTTGAAGTGTTCATTCTCAACGAGGATAAGAAGTTGGATATTTTTATCAAACACCCCAAGTTTGAACCTCGACCGTTAGAAATGGGGTCGGGTGCTGAGAAGACCATTGCATCGATGGCAATAAGGTTAGCATTGCTCTCGGTTTCTAGTCTTCCAAAGCCAGATATTTTTATTCTGGACGAACCTGGAACAGCGCTAGATGAGGATAACATGGAGGGGTTTGTGAGAATCATTGACATGGTAAAGTCATATTTTAAGACCGTTATCCTTATCTCGCACCTAGATACTCTTAAAGACGCAGTAGATACGCAGATCGTCATTGATAAGAAAAAAGGGTTTGCACATGTCAGCGTCTAAGGAGGGTAACATTATGACAGCACTAAAATCATTTGCTGACAGACATGTGGAGCGATTTATTTCTAGAAAGTTTTTGGCGTGGTTAACTGCTACAGGATTAGCAGTATCAGGATCTCTTACTTCTAGCGACTGGGTCGCCGTCACTCTTGCCTATATTGGTTCACAGGCACTAGTTGACTTAGCGGTGCAGTGGAAGCACGGGCAAAAATAATCTAAAATGTATCACATAAAATTAGCGTGGATCTGGTTAAAAGAAAACTGGAAGATTCCTCTTTTGGTTGTATGGTCAATCATTATATGGGCGTTTTCTAGAAAAAACGCTGAAGCAGCGCTAGAGGTGCTTGCAGCAAAGAAGGAGTCTTATGACAGGCAGATTATTGTTTTAAAAGAGAACCACAAAAAAGAATTAACAAAAAGAGATTTGCTTGTCAAGCAGTACCACGAGACTATCAAAAACTTAGAAGAAAAATATGCAGAAAAAAATGCTATACTTACAAAAAAGAACAAAGAAAAAGTGAAGCAAGTTATTGAAGAAATGGAAGGAGATTCCGATGCAGTTCAAGAGAGGATTGAAAAACTTTTTAATCTTTCTAATTCTGGTTAGTTTTAGTGCAGCCTATGCGAATCCTACGGTTAGAGTAAAGGTGGGCGACACCGTTCCCTTTACAGGGTGGTGTTTTACCGACGCTGCGATGGCAAAGATGATTGCGGACAAGGAACAGGAAAGCGAGAGGTGCAAACTTAAGTTAGACAAGTTGACTGAAGAGTTGAACGCAAAGCATGAACTAGAGGTTATGATGTTAGAAACAAGATTAGAATCAGTTCAGGCAGAATATCTTGCAACAGATCAAATAAAGACCGAACAGATCGAACAATTAGAGTTGGCTGCCCTTAAGAGACCTAACAATTATTGGTACCTCTTTACCGCAGGTGGTTTTGTGGTAGGTGCCACCTCTGTCCTGTTGGTTGTTTATGCGTTGGGCAGGTAATGAGTAAAGACGATCCAAACTTTGTTGCAAAACTTGAAAAGGCAATTTCAGAGAGATGGGGCGACGAAGCAATTGAAAACCCCAAGAAGCATTGGAATCCAGAAAAGGAACAAAAACACTCTGAAGAAATAAAGCAGTTTTACAAAAGAAAATTCTTTGCTGCGGATAAAAACTCTAAAGAAAAGTACAAAGGGTTTTTAGTCAGTAAAAAACTACTTACTAGAGAAAACGAAAGGGAATGTCCAGTTTGTGGTTCTTATTCTTTTTCTTCTAGAGACGATTTGTATATGACAAGGTTTAACTGTTGTTTCAGTTGTTATGTGCAATGGGTAGAAGATAGAGAGGATAGATGGGAATCAGGATGGCGTCCCACAAAGGAGCAAATAAATGGCAACAACACTTGAAATTATCAATGGTATCTCGCAAGTACTAGCGAAGGGTTACGATGGCGCCCTCGATGAAAACGACGAACCTTTAAAGGTTGGACTAAAAAGGGAGGAGGGGAACCCGCTTATTGATCCAAGGGTGATTGATGGATTTGGAGTAAAATTTGAATCAAACTGTATATGCATTACATATTCTAGTGAGATAAAATTAAAAGAAGTATACGGTGGATCACTAGAGAATGACGTATCGTCTAAGATTTCTGATGTCGCTACATTTATTAAGAAAGAGTACAAGGCATTGACAAAAAATGGATTAACCTTGACAGCAGACGGCGAGGTTAATGTTCTTGTACAACCCGTTTCTAGAATCAGAACTTTGGTTACTGCGGTTCAAAAGTTTAAAGTCGGCGGACTTGAAGAACATAAAACTGACAGACCAGGTTTGGATATACCAACAACACCTGAAGCGAAGAAAGCGCCTAACGACGATAGGAAGGTTGATCCATACGAAGCATTTAAGGCGTATGATTTTAGTAGCAGGACAAGGTAATGAAACTTCTTTTTGTTTTAGTTTTTGCAGTGGGTTGTCAAGTTGATTCTGTTGTAGAGTGTTCTTATTCAGGCCATGAAGAAGATCCGCCTTATAACGAACTGATTTGGGTGTGTCACAATCCAGATTCTGAAAATCACGGACTTCGTTGTACTGAAGAGTGTTTTGACGAAGGTGACACCTCATCGTTCTGCTGGATCCTAGAAACAGATCAGTGCAAACACGAACTCAACCCACAAAGATTAAATGAGGCATGTGGGGCACTTAATATTAGATGACTTCTGTTTTAACCAAAAAGCAAATCATGAAAGAAATAGTCAAGTCTGGTAGAGATCCCGATTATTTCATAACTAATTATGCCAAGATAACACACCCAATGAAGGGGTTGATACCGTTTAAGACTTATCCCTTTCAAAAAGAAGCCTTGAAAAATTTTGAAGCAAACAGATTTAACGTCGTACTAAAAGCAAGACAATTGGGACTATCTACAGTTACTGCTGCTTACATTGTGTGGATGATGTTGTTTCACAAAGAAAAGAATGTATTAGTTTTGGCAACCAAGTTTGGCACGGCAGCAAATCTTGTTAAAAAGGTCAAATCAATATTAAAAAACTGCCCAGAATGGATAAGAATTGCCAATGTTTCAATTGATAATAGAACGTCCTTTGAGTTAGATAACGGATCGCAAATTAAAGCATCTTCGACTTCTAGTGATGCAGGTAGATCAGAAGCGCTATCCCTGTTGGTAATTGATGAGGCTGCACACGTCGAGGGGTTAGATGAGTTGTGGACTGGGTTGTACCCAACGCTTTCAACTGGCGGCCGCTGCATTGCACTTTCTACTCCAAATGGTGTTGGTAACTGGTTTCACAAAACCTTCGTAGACGCAGACGCTAGTGCTAATGACTTTAAACCAATGACGTTGCCTTGGGATGTCCATCCAGATAGGGACATGGAGTGGTTCGAGAAAGAGACCAAAAACATGTCGTCTAGACAGATTGCACAAGAGTTAGAGTGCAACTTCAACATGTCAGGCGAGACGGTGTTTCACCCCGAGAAGATGAGTAGCATATCTTCTTTTGTTTCTGATCCAAAATATAAGACTGGATTTGATAGGAACTATTGGATCTGGAAAGAACCAGAGTCAAATGTGCCGTATCTGTTGAGCGCGGATGTTGCTAGAGGTGATGGTAAGGATTACTCTGTTTTCCACGTCTTTGATACTTTGACCATGGAGATTGTTGCTGAATATCAGGGTCGAGTTACACCAGACTTGTTTTCAAAAATAATGTTTGACGCAGGTAGAGAGTACGGCGATTGCATGATTGTTGTTGAGAACAATACAGTTGGTTTTGCAGTTATAGAAAAATTAAAAGATATGGCATACCCCAATATCTATCATTCAATTAAGTCAACGCACGAATATGTGGACCAAGTTACTGCCGAAGCAGCTTCGAATGCTATAGCGGGATTTACCACTAGTCAAAAAACAAGACCGTTGATTGTGGCAAAGTTGGAAGAATTTGTAAGAAATGAACTAATTATCATAAATTCGCCTCGGTTGTACAACGAGATGAAGACATTTGTTTGGAACAATGGAAGACCAGAGGCGATGAGGTCATACAATGACGATCTTATTATGGCGTGCGCCATTGGATGTTGGGTTAGGGATACTGCTTTGATAGAGAATAAAAGAAATATAGAATATAACAAAGCATTTCTTGCTACAATGGTATCAGCAAAGACGAAAATAAACACAACAATTAAAGGCATGCAAGGATACAAAGGCGACGGTGTTTTTGACAAGCAAAACAAGCACAAAAATACAGTTGAACAGTTTCCATGGTTGTTTAAGGGATAATAAAAAATGGCAAATAGACCCAGTAAAAAACAGAACAATACAAAGAACGCTCAGAGTACTCTGTTTAAGAAATTAACGAGATTGCTGTCTGGACCTATTGTAAATTATAGGACACAGACAGCCAGAAGACTAAAAAGGCGGCAACTAGATGCTTACGCTCAACGATTCACTTCTGCAAGTGGTAAACAATTTAAGAGAATGGACTACAATCCATTTTCTGGTTTGTACAGCGGAGCACAGAATAGTCAGAATAGGTTAGAGAGGTATGTAGATTTTGATCAAATGGAATATACCCCAGAGATCAATGCTGCACTCGACATATACGCAGACGAAATGACAACACACAGTGTCCTACAACCATTGATGACTATTGACTGTGGAAATCAAGAAATCAAAAGCATACTTCACTCTCTGTACTATAGTGTCATGAATGTAGAATTCAATCTTTTTGGGTGGTGCAGGACAATGTGTAAGTATGGAGACTTTTTCCTCTACCTTGATCTCGATGATGTTATGGGTGTTAAGAGTGTCATTGGACTACCTGGACAGGAAATAGAAAGGTTGGAAGGCGAAGACAAGACAAACCCAAACTACTGTCAGTTTCAATGGAACTCCGCTGGACTAACATTTGAAAACTGGCAGATGGGCCATTTTAGAATTCTTGGTAACGACAAATATGCTCCATACGGAACATCTGTCCTAGAGGCATCTAGAAGAATATGGAGACAGTTAACTCTTATTGAAGACGCAATGATGGCTTATAGGATCGTGAGATCTCCTGAAAGGCGCGTTTTCTACATTGATGTTGGGAATATACCTCCTCAAGATATCGAACAGTATATGCAGAAGGTCATGACTTCGATGAAGAGAAACCAGATTGTTGATCAAAACTCGGGACGAGTTGACTTAAGGTATAATCCCATGTCTGTTGACGAGGATTATTTTGTCCCAACTCGTGCAGGGTCATCGTCAAGAATCGAAAGTTTACCAGGTGGAACTTATACTGGCGACATTGATGACGTAAAGTATCTTAGAGACAAACTGTTCTCTTCTTTGAAGATACCTGGATCTTATCTTTCCAACACCAATGCTGAAGCAGGTGGCGGCGAAGATGCCACAACTTTGGCACAGAAAGATATTCGATTTGCAAGAACGGTGCAGAGACTGCAAAGATCTATCGTAACAGAATTGGAAAAGATTGGTATTGTGCACCTCTATACGCTTGGATTTAGGGGTGAAGATCTTATATCGTTCAAGTTGAGGCTGAACAATCCTTCAAAGATTGCAGAGTTGCAAGAACTGGAGCACTGGAAAACTAAATTTGATGTCGCTTCTGCTGCAACAGAGGGGTATTTTAGTAGACAGTGGATCGCTTCACACTTGTTCAATATGACTGAAGAAGAATTTGTTAAGAACCAGAGACAACTTTACTATGATAGGCAATTTGATTCTATGCTTGAGGCAGTCGCAGAGCGCGCCCAGGCAGAAGTCACTGGTCCTGGCGAAGGATTGGGCGGCGAAGAAGACATTCTTGGTGGTGACCTTGGTACTGGCGGAGAAGGTGGTGAGGGTATAGACACAACTGGTGGACTTGAAGACCTTGGAGGTGCCCCAGCGGATGACGCCACAGCAGAAGCGCCACCAGAAGACGCAGGCACGGATGATTCACCTCTTTTAGCAGCACCAGGATCAAGGGAGGATCTTGACGACATGGTTGCTAAGGGTAGAAGAGCTAAGGGCAAGATACATGTTAAGGTTGATGGTCCTGACAGGAGAAAAGACTCTGGACCTCGCCGTCAGTCCTATGCTGCAAAGGGACTACCAGGCAAGAAAAAACTAGACACTTTCGCGAAGGGTATCTATGAACAAGATAAGCAGGGCGATTCGAAAGGTCTAGACACTAGTTATAATATAGAAGAAAACAAGATTTTTACACTTAACAACGAGGTGGCAAAATTACTTGAAGGACTTAATAATAGGAACACTAAAAATGAGACTAAAACATAATAAAAAGCGAAACACTGGATTTTTGTTCGAAGTATTAACAAGAGAGTATCTTAAGTCAGTGCTTAAGAACAATGCGCAAAGACAAAAAGTAGTAAAATCTATCATAAAGGAGCACTTTTCTAAGAAAACCAATCTTTTTAAAGAACTGCAAATTTACAAAGAAATACTTCAAACCAGTGGACTGGACAAGGACTCATCCCTTAGAGTTTTACAAGAGGCAAAGCGGAGGTATGAGACGCTTAATAAAGCTCAAATTTTTAAAGAACAGAACGCGCTAATTAAAAAGATCAACTACAATATTTCACCCAATGTGTTTGGCAACTTTGTCCCGAACTACAAAGAATTAGCAACAGTTTATAATCTATTTAATAACAAGACTACAATGAAAGAAAAGATGATACTTGAAAATAGAATCATTGAAGGGTTGAGTGTTATAGAGGGTGAAAAAGAAATTAGACATATAGATCAGTTGACCTATAAGACTTTTGTATCTAAGTTTAATGAAAAATACTCTGAACTTCCCTCTGAGCAGAAAGATTTGCTAACCAATTACATTGCTTCATTTGCAGACAACTCTTTATCTCTTAAGAGTTATCTCAATGAGCACATAGGGTCATTGAAGGTTAGGCTAGAATCCTTCAAGGAAGACGATATTCTTGAGAATAACGATATGCACGAAAAATACCAAAAAATTTCAGAAACACTTGAGGGGTACCGCACTAAAGAAATAGATGATGCTTTAATTTCACAAGTTCTGATGGTCCAGCAACTGGTAAGAGAGTTAGAAAATGTTAAAAATTAATATTGTCAAAGCAGACACTAGCAATGAAGAGATTGTAAAAACTGTTACCTTTGAGGCAAGAAGGTCTTTGGATGGTGACCTCATGATTTTAGACCACGATCTAATTGACATTGTTGTGTCAAAAGAAAAATCTAAAGTTACGACATTTCCTAAGAAAAGTAGTATGATGGAGACCTATAACACCCAGGAGACCTTGTTATATCATCTCAGTAACACAGGCATAATTAATAGGTCTTCAATAAAATCAGGTGCCTTTTACTCTTCTTTGGAGGCAGACGTACTTCAGTCGTCTATAGACGGCGTGTCTGCATATCAGTCGACGTTGTTAGAAATTTACAACTTCTTGCAAGAAGAGGAACCCAACATCAAAGCTAGATCTGCGTATTCTAACGATTTGCAACAATTCTTCTTAGATCCAGAGTCAGAAGATACAACTGAACTTGGCGAAGTGCCGCAAAGAGAAAAGAAAGGCAGCATGGATCATCAAGTTAGACCATATGGTTACCAGTACATGTATTCGATTTTGAGAGAAATAGCGGAGAAGCGATGATAGTATACACAATATCTTGTATTGGTATGACACAAATTTTAGTTTACGGAAAGATTTTTAATAAGGTAAGACCGAAGAGTGGGTGGTTTGGAGACTTGTTCAAGTGCCCTATGTGCACTGGGTTTTGGACAGGGGTGTTTTTGTGGGCGTTAAGCCCGCTTACTGAACTATTTACATTTGACCATTCTTTGGTCACTGGATTTATTTTAGGTTGCTATTCTTCGATTGTGTGTTACTACGGTAGTATGCTAGTGGGAGATGATGGACTTCAAATAAGGCATAATTTTGAGGAGTTATTATGAAACGTTGGATGTTGCAACGAGTTAGAAGATGCTGCACAGGTAAGTAGCTGAGGCGGGTGGCCCCCGCAACGAGGAATACTATGAAACTATTGAGGGAATATTTTGAATTATGTGATGGCGGCGTTTGTCAAGACCTGCTCACTGAAGAGGAAAAGAGAAGAGTCGCTAATGGAGCGACAATCTTAACTGGCGTAATGCAAATGTCAGAAACTAAAAATGCCAACGGCAGGATGTACCCTCACGCCCTTTTGGAAAGAGAGGTCGCCAGATATAGTAAACTAGTAGAGCAGCGTAGAGCACTAGGGGAACTCGACCACCCTGAGTCGTCTGTTATTAACTTGCAGAATGCTTCACATCTTGTAACTGAAATATGGATGGACGGACAGAAAGTAATGGGTAAGATTGAAGTTTTGCCAACACCTTCTGGTCAAATTCTTAAAAATCTTGTAGAGTGTAACATTCCTTGTGGTATATCTTCTAGAGGAATGGGGTCTGTAACGGAGCAAGACGGTGTTACCCTAGTAGAAGACGATTTTCAGTTAATATGTTTTGATATGGTTTCAGACCCGTCCACACCAGGTGCAATTATGTCCCAGGTTCATGAGTCGCGTGACATGTCTAAGACACTAACAAGAGAAGATAAGATTAATAGATTGATGATTGATATTTTGAGGAAAAAATGAAAACAGAAGAAATAACTAAATTAAAAAAAGTCCTAAAACCGCTTATAATGGAATGTATAAAAGAAGCAATTTTTGAAGAAGGGGTTTTATCTACCTTGGTTGCAGAGGTCGCCTCTGGTATTGGACAGGGTCCTGTTATTCAAGAGGCAAGAACAGAAGTAGATTTTGTCCACGAACAAAACGAAACACGAGAAAGGGTATCAAAAAGATTGCAAGAAACTAGAAGCAAGATGTTGAACGCAATCGGCACCGACGCTTATGGTGGAGTTGATATTTTCGAAGGCACTGAACCGCTTTCGACTTCAGGCGGTGAACCTGCATCACAAGGTCCTATGGCAAATATCGACCCAAAGGATAAGGGAATTAATATCGATGGATTAATGGGCGCTTTTGGTAAAAAGTGGAACGCTCTAAAGTAAAGGATAAAAAATGGGAAAAGCAGTAAATTTTGATGTAAGGCCAAGAAACAACGAAGATCAAATGAGGATGATTAGACGCTTCGTCAAGAAGACGAAGAAAGAAGGACTCATCGACAAGGTTAGAAAAAAAAGCAGATTCATCTCAAAATCAGAAACTAGAAAGTTGAAGAAAGAGAGAAAAAAGAAATTATCTCAAGAATCAACTAGAAAATACCTTGAAAAAAATTCTAATTATTGATATAATAAAACAACACTAAATAAAGGAGAAATAATGTCCAAAGTTACTTTCGGAATTATAAACTACAATAGACTCTTTTACCTTAAGAGTTGTGCGGAATCACTGATGGAATCAACAAAAGACTATCCAGACACCCAATATATTTGCATTGATGACAATTCCGCCGAACCAGGCACAAAAGAATATCTAGAGACGTTAAAAGACAGAGGTTGGTTAGTTATCAACCAAGAAGACTATAGAAACGAAAACAAAAAAGATGTAGACTTTTATCAAGATACTGAGCACATGAATGCATTCGCTGGCGCTTTAAATCTAGTACTAGAGCATACTGAAGGCGAATACTTTGTGCCACTACAAGGTGACATGCAATTTGTTAGAAAAGGTTGGGTTAATTCGTATGTAGAATTGTTTGAGGATAGAGACGATGTTGGATCTGTTGTTCTAGATGCGCAGAGAAAAGTAAGACTACACCAGTCCTCGTTTACTGATCACTACGCCACAGAAGACAATACTTTTGCTGTTGATAATTCAAGGAGAATCGGCGGCGCAGGAGATTCTTTCATGAAGACAGAATTTGCCAAGCAAGTAGGGGGTTGGGAAATGGATAAAAGTAAGTTTTCAGGGGAGACTAACTTTGAAGACCACTTTACTTTAAAAATGAATATGTATTTTTCTGGAAAACTGAAACCCTACATGCCATGGAATCCTCCTGCGATCTTGATCCTGACAGACAAGACAGGAACAAATGCCAGAGTTCGTGGTGGCAAGAGATACGGTAACTATTGGGAAGCACTCAGTGACAATAGGTATTATAATTGGGTTACCGACATCACTAGTTTAGATGAATCTTCATATCCTCAATCTATCGAAGAAATGGTTGATTTGAATGGAGACTGGGATTTCCCTATTGACACCAATGGCAACCTAATAAAACTTGGTAAAAACATCGATACCTCGTCTTACGTTCAGGAGGTGTGATTTGAAGATAGGAATAATGGGATTAGGCGTCGTCGGCGGCGCAATCAAAGAGGGTCTTGAAAAATTAAGTCACACTGTTTTGTATCACGATATTGCAATGGGGACTACTATTGATAATGTTATGGATACTGAAATATGTTATATTTGCGTACCCACACCGTCTTTGGAGTCTGGTAGGTGCGACACTAGGATTGTAGAAAAGGTTGTTCACGAACTGAATAACGCTGGTTATAAGGGGATAATAGCTGTAAAGTCCACTGTTGAGCCTGGCACGACTGAGAGACTAAGAGAAGAAACTGGTAGAGATGATATATGTTTTGTGCCTGAGTTCCTGAGAGAAAGGTGCGCAGTTACAGACTTCATAGAGAATCATGATCTTTGTGTTATAGGGACAGAGGATGAGAATGTATTCGAGAAGATAAAACAGTCTCACGGGTCTTACCCAAAGAACGTTGTTCAACTGGGGGTTGCAGAGGCCGAATATGTAAAATATTTTAGCAATGTTTACAGTGCAATGTTGGTAACATTTGCAAATAACTTTTCTGAACTTTGTGAAAAGTCAGGGGTCAATTATACAAATGTAAAGAATGCTGTCGTACACAGAAAACACATACACGATGCGTACCTAGATTGTAACAACAACTTTAGAGGTTTCGGCGGCGTTTGTTTGCCGAAAGACACTAGAGCACTAGCGTACATGGCTGATCAGTGCAATACAACAGGTAAGTTATTTAAAAGAATATTAGAAGAGAATGCAAAATATAGAGTAACTGTACAGAAAGGAATGAGAGATGGTTGAAAGAATGAAAAACATTCTTATAACTGGCGGCGCTGGTTTTGTAGGTTTTCATTTAGCCAAAAAATTATCCAAAGACAATAAAGTAACAATTATCGACAATTTCAAGAGACCTAATGAAGACAAGAAGTTCTTAGATCTACTGTCTCATGAAAATGTAACTCATTTAAACATGGATCTTTCGGATCAGAGAGTTTTGGATAACTGGAAGATGAATGTGTTCGATACAGTGTATCATTTTGCAGCCTTGAACGGAACTTCTAATTTTTACAATTTTCCAGCTAGTGTATTAAAGATAGGCACCTTCTCGACGATTAATATTTTAGAGTGGGTTGCCAAGCAAGACAAGAAACCAGAAATTATCTACACTAGCAGTTCGGAAGCGTATGCAGGAACCGCCGCGATCTTAGGAGATGAGTTTCCAATACCAACACCCGAAGATGTCCCATTAACAATTGACGATGTTACTAATGTTAGGTGGAGTTACGGTGCCAGTAAACTTATTGGAGAAATCGCTTTTTATAGTTACAGAAAATCTCACAACATAGATAAGTTCAAGATTATAAGGCTTCACAATATTTACGGACCCAGGATGGGCAATGAACATGTTATAAGTCAATTTATACAAAGACACCTTGACGGTATCAGACCCTTTGAGATATTCGGGGGATCAAATACTAGATCTTTTTGTTTCATAGAAGATGTACTTGACGCACTCGATGCAGTCGTGTATAATGGCGAAGATGGTGAGATATACCATATTGGAAATGACGATGAAGAAGTTAGTATAGAGCAGTTAGCAAAAATGATTTTTGACATTAACAACGAGGAATATGATTTCCTCATACATGAGGCGCCTGCGGGAAGTGTTAATCGAAGGTGTCCTGATATAAGCAAGATAAAGAAACTTGGGCACTCTAAGAGTGTGCCCTTACTAGAGGGATTGAAAAGGACATATAGGTGGTATAAGAATGAGCGATCTTAAAAAAGAAATATTTGCAAAAGTTGAAGAGTATTTTAAGGAAAATAAAGCTACTCCTGGCAATAAAGTCACAGTGGGATTTCCGTGTTTTGATCACAATGAGGTAAACCAAGCATTGGATTCGTTGCTAGATGTGTGGATATCTCAAGGACCAAAAGTCAAAAAGTTTGAAGAACAGTTTTCGAATTATGTCGGCATGCCACATGGAATTGCATGTAATTCAGGAAGTTCGGCAAATCTCCTAGCACTCACTGCTTTGATTCAGGCTGGTAGAATCTCTCCTGGCGATGAGGTAATTGTTCCTGCAGCAACCTTTACAACGGTTATTTCTCCAATATTGCAAGTTGGGTTAGTCCCTGTATTTGTTGACGTGGAGATGGAGACATATAATATTTGTCCAAAAGCTATCGAAAGAGCAATAACCGACAAAACAAAATTAATAATGATAGTGCACTCTTTGGGGTGTTCAGCGGATATGGAAGGCATTATGTCTGTATCTGAAAAGCATGATATACCAGTCTTAGAGGATTGTTGTGAGGCCCATGGTTCTTCTTATAAGGGAAAGATGGTTGGTAGTTTTGGAGTGTTGAGTGCCTGGAGTTTTTTCGTTGCACACAATATGACAACTGGCGAAGGCGGTATGGTGCTAACAGATGACGATGAACTTGAGGATATTTTAAGGTCCATAAGAGAGTTTGGCCGATTGAAAAAATACGAACCAGGGAAACCGAGATTTTATTATAACGATGGTCACCTAAAAGACTATGATGAAAGATACGTCTTTACTAACATTGGATATAATCTTCGCATGACTGACATTGCAGCATCTTTGGGTATTGAGCAGTTGAAAAAACTTGATTCTCTAAATACCATCCGTGCAGTCCACGCGGTGGATTATATTCATGGATTGATTGACTACGAAAATAAATTTATAAAACTACCCACCATACCCAAAGGCACAGAGCACACTTTTTATGGATTTCCGATACTCATTAGAGAGGATGCTCCATTTACAAGAAAAGAATTGGTCAATGCTTTGGAGTCTAATGGCATAGAAACTAGAGCGTTCATGGGAGGAGACCTTTCTGTACAGCCGGCATATAGAGATACGGAATGTAGGACTCACGAAAAAATGCCAAATACTGTAGCTTTGAGAGATAGAGCTTTCTTTATTGGTTGTCATCCTTACCTCACTCGCGACCATATTGATGAAGTTGTAGCAACCTTTAAACAATTTTTCTCTAATTACGAATGCTGATTTGTAATATTTAAAAGATAGGTTTGTTTAGTTACAAAAGAACTATTTATACTTGATAATAGTTTTATTTACGGAGATTTAAAATGGCAGAATTTCACACACACAGCAGTTGGGGCAGAACAAGAGGTCCAAAGAACATTGCAGGTGCTGTTGGCACAGAGGTTGTTACATCAACAGACTTACCCACTGCAGTTACAGATGGATATTCAACAGAAAATCAAAGATACCTTCACATGTTGATAGATACTACAAGTGGCGGCGGCACTGACAGAACTGCAACCGTTTACGGGTGGAATCACGCATTTGGAGTTTGGTTTATTCTAACAGACAGCAGTGGAACCAATATCACTCTTCGAGGAGACGGTGCACAGGTATACAAACTCGTTGAGATTTTCGGTGTGGATAGGGTATATTTCCGAATGAACACCGCCTTGGCCGCTAATGATGAGTTTTTTGCTGCAACATCAACGTTCTAGGGGGCACCAATGAGTAAACGAGTTAACTTAAATGCTGTAGTTCTCGATGGTACGAATGACTATGTTCTAGTGTCAGATCAGGATGCCTTTAGTTTTACAGATGATACATCGGATAAACCTTTTTCCATCTCGGTATGGGTGTTTGTTGGTGATGTTGGGTCCGATAACGGGCCGTTTATATCAAAAGCTGACTTTACTGGCGACGGACCAGGGCCCGCAAAATCTGAGTGGCTTTTTAAGCAAGCCTCTGGGGAAGTTCGATTTTTTCTTTACGACAACGGCGGGAGTCTATCGGGGGATTCAATCAGAGCACAGGCCAATGCTGCAACGTTGACAAGCAATACTTGGCATCACGTCGTGGCGACCTATGATGGATCAGGCAATCAATCAGGTATTAACATGTATACAGACGGCACCATCACCGCCGCAGCAAAGACAGCGACTAATTCAGGGGGCGGCCATGGTAATGGATATGTTTGTATGAAGAGTTCAGTCACAGCTGTAGCTATTGGTGCTACAGTTGATGGAGGCATCAACTCAACCGCCGCACGAGTGTTCGAAGACAAATTAGCAGATATTTGTTTATTTAACAAAGAACTTTCTGCTGCAGAGGTATTAGAATTATATAATGGTGGCCACGTAAAGAATATGCTCAAAGCAACGACATATGGAGACTTAATTTCTTGGTGGAAGATGGGAGATGATTTAGATACAATCGCTACTGGTGGAATTAGAGATTATGTATCTGGGTTCAATGGGTCAGTTCAGAACGGCGCAACGATAGGTGCAGTGCCTGCCTTGCCTACAGATAGAATAAAACCAGAAGGATTTATCCATTCTTCCTATGGTAGAACAAGACAACCAAAGAATGTGGCAGGCGACCATCAAGTTTACATTCACGGGGGAGTCGGCGGCAATATGCCAACTGCTGCTCCCACCACTGCGACACAGGGATACGCCACAGAAAATCAGAGATTTTTACAGGTTTATTGGAAAGCAGATCAAACTAATACAACTCACACCGTCACCGCTTGGGGATATAGTCACGCATCGCAAGTATGGTCAGAGTTGTATGATACTGCTGGCACCCAGGTTCGGTTAACAACTACCAATGCAGCAGTCGAAACTTTTAGAGTGTTTGAAGTTGCGGGTGTGGACAGAGTTTATTTTCGTCAGTCAGATGATGCCTTGGCAGCAACAGATTTATTTGCTGCAGCCACTTCAACTTTTTAGGAGAAACAAATGAAAAGAAAACACACAATTAGACCAGATTTTGTCATTGACAACATAAGAGAACTAAAAGATGACCCACACTTTGTAAAGGTGAGAGATACCTTGGCACAACCACCACTCCGAATGATAATTCCAGGACTATCATCTTTAAGGACACACCCAGTTAGATAGGCATAAGATTAACAAAATAACACCTACAGTGTAGTATAATAAATTTAAGGTGTTTACAAAATGCCTTTACTATTTATTATTGAACATTATTTTATAAGGGGTTACTTATGTCTTCACTTCTAGAACAAGCGATTATTGATGCCACGGCACTTCGCGACGCAGCGATAAAAAACGCAGAACAAATGGTAATTGAAAAATACTCAGATCAGATTAAGGAAGCAGTCTCTACTTTACTCGAACAAGACGAAGAGCAAGGAGAGGATTTGGACTCACAAGTTGATTCTGAGGTCCCAGTATCAGATTCAGATATTGTGGAGTTAGATCTGCAAGCGCTTGAGCAAAAGGTCGCTGAGTTTGAAGAGCAGGAGGGCATTGATGCTTCTGACGCACTAGAAGATGAAAAAATCGATAGAGATGATTTTGGACAGGAAATGAGTGATGATATTATGGATTCACCCGATGCTAACTCCTTGGCGACTGAAACTTTTGATCAACTTGAGGAAGAGATTGCAAACGCTTTTGCTGACGATATCATTGAGTCACTAAAGGTAGACATGAAACCACAAAAGCGAGGATTCATGGGAATTTCAAATGAAGATATCGATCACGCTGTTGAGATGGAACTTGCTAGAATGCAGGACGATGAAGTCAAAGAGCAACTTGAGGCACTTAGAACAGCGCTCGGCAAGTTAGAAGAATCTAACAAATCCCTTAACAAAAATAACAAAACTCTAGTTTCAGAGAACGAAAAACTTAACAAAGATTTAAAGGCACATAAAAGTGCCGTTATGCAACTTAAAGAAAAGTTTGATGCTGTTAATACATCAAATGCAAAGTTGTTATATATCAATCGTACCTTGGATTGTAACTCCCTGAATGAGCGACAAAGAAAGAAAATTGTTGAATCAATCGCAAAGGCAAACGATGCAAAAGAGGCGAAGGTCATTTATGAAACCCTTCAAAATTCAATGGAGAGTTCCAACAAAGTTGAAAATCCAGAATCATTGAATGAAGCAGTTAACAGAAGACCTAGTCTATCAGTTCGATCTCGTGTAGAGAAACGAACTACTTCAGCAGATATTTTTGCTGAAAGAATGCAGCGATTAGCTGGTATTAATAAAGACAATTAATTTAGGAGGTTACAATACAATGTCTGTATTAGAAAAATTAACTGAAGGTATTGTTCGTCGTGACGTTTCAAAGGAAGGTGCAGCACTTCTCGCTAAGTGGGAAAAGACTGGTCTCCTTGAAGGTATTTCGAATGATAACAAAAAGAATGGTATGGCGGTTCTCCTTGAGAACCAAGCAAAGGAGCTTCTTCGTGAGGCATCCTCAATGGCAGCAGGTGACGTAGAAGGTTTCGCGTCTGTTGCTTTCCCAATCGTCCGTCGTGTATTCGGTGGATTGATTGCAAACGATCTCGTAAGCGTTCAGCCTATGAGTCTTCCAAGTGGACTTATCTTCTTCTTGGATTTTGTACATGGACATGGCATTGGCGCAGATGGCGGCCGCAACGCAGCAATTGATAGCAGATCACTTTACGGTGGTAATGTTGTTGCTAGTGAGTTGACTGGTGGTGTCGATCTTGTTGGTCGTACAGATGCTGGCGCCGCAGAAACAGGTGGACGATCTGGACCTGGTGGTTTCTACGACTTTGGTAATGCTTTGAGTTCCCCATCTGGATCTTTCGACGATGGAGAGTTTACACTTGCTGCTGCAACAAATATTCTTGCAACAGAGACTGCTATCAGTGCTTTGACTGAGGCACAGAAGTCGGCACTTCAATACGACCCAGATATTTTGGGTGCTCCAGCAACTGACGTTGTTTTTGCAAAGACGATTACTCTTACCGCACCACGAATGGCGCTAGTAAATACAGATGTTCTTCAGGCAATTGATATTCTTGCAGAGAATGACGCCTTGCTTGACACTAACACCAGGGTTGTTAGAAGATTGACAATGCGCGGGCAGTTGCCAGCAAATGGTGATCGACTCTCCGCAACTGCTAAAGGTACTGTGATTACGGTTTTCTTCCATGGTCCTACGGGTGCCACCGCAGCAACCGCGCAGACCGCAGGCGCTGACGGCCGTGTGAGGTTTGCTCAAGCAGACTCGATCTTAGCCGCAGACGCACTTGGTGCAGTTCAGGCAAGCAGTCTTCTTCTTGAAGGTGCAGGCAACGGACAGGCTGCAACATCACTTACAACTAACGATGTTATCCCAGAGATCGACATCCGAGTTGACAGTATTGCAGTAACCGCTGTAACTAAGAAGTTGAAGGCGAAGTGGACCCCTGAGTTAGGTCAGGACCTTAACGCTTATCACAACTTGGACGCAGAGGTAGAGTTGACTGGTATTCTTTCAGAGCAAATTGCTCTTGAGATTGACCGTGAAATCCTTGGTGACCTTATTAGAGGCGCTACGGCAGGTACACGTTACTGGTCACGCGCTCCAGGTCTCTTTGTAGACAGCACTGGCGCAGAACTTGGCGCACTGTCAGCAGCACCTGACTTCACGGGTACGGTTAGCGAATGGTATGAGACTCTCATTGAGACAATCAATGACGTAAGTGCTCAGATCCACCGCAAGACGCTCCGTGGTGGTGCAAACTTTGTTGTTTGTTCACCAGAGGTTGCTAACATTCTTGAGTTCACCGCTGGTTTCCGCGCTTCTGTTACGGCAGACGCTGACCGTGGCGACATCGGTGCAGTAAAGGTTGGTTCATTGAGCAAGAAGTTTGATGTTATGGTTGATCCATACTTCCCAAGAAACATTCTTCTTGTAGGTCGTAGAGGTAACTCTTTCCTTGAAAGCGGTTATGTGTACGCTCCATATGTACCACTCCAGGTAACGCCTACTATCTTCGGGCAAGAGGACTTCGTGCCTCGTAAGGGTGTCATGACCCGTTACGCCAAGAAGATGGTTAGACCAGATATGTATGGTCTTGTTATCGTACGAGGTCTCCTCGGTGAGGAAGGCGCAAGCTAAGATCTGACATAAGTCAATCATAGCAAAAGATTTAACCCTCGTCATTCATTTGACGGGGGTTTTCTCTTTTCTGAAACCTATTTAGTTGTGATTTGAATATCCTCCTGGGACGAGGCCGCTGTCCCTTGAAGATATGTAACCGAAGCGGCTGGTTGCATTTCGTGGAAATTCAGGTTAACGTTAACCACATAATAAAGGAGGAAATAAATTATGGGTAATAGAAGATTAGGAACCAGAAGATTAGAAACAGTGCTTGACAATCTTATTGGTCATTCAACAGGTGGTCTTAATGGTAGTCCGTTTATCATTAAGGATCCACAAAGATACTATGTTGAGGAGTATTTCACGGACGGAATTCCACAATTACAGGCCATCTTAGATGGCACGTATAATACGGAAGCGACAAGAATCGCCAGCAGAACCATGGAAGTTATTGGCAATTCAGCCCAAAGCGCAGATGTTACTCGCACTGCCACAGTACCAGGCGTCAGACTTGGCGACAACGGTGCTGGAAACGGTCACGCGGCTGTATTGATCGGACATCAGGACCAATCGGCAGCAATGTCAGCGATGGGCGCAGCAATCTGGGGAACCGAGAACGAATGTCACTTTGAGTGCCTTATTCGCACAGGAACTAGTATTGCTACTCAGACATGGGGTGCAGGGTTTTTAAACAATGCTTCCCAAGCAGCAAGCTCTGCAGTCTTTAATCACGGCACAGGCGACAACGCTGCATACTTTGTATATGGCGATACTGATGATGACACTGGCACTTTGGCAGATAACACAAAACTTTACTTTGTAACAAATCACGGTGCTGGCAATGATGTTCGTGTTAAGTTACCAATTACTGTTGCCGCGAGCACTACCTATAGATTGGGCATTCAAATTGATGCTTCTCGACAAGTTTCGATCTTTGTCGATGGTGTGCAATATAGTCTGCAACCATTAACTGCTGCTGCTGAATACAACAGCGCAGGTGTAGGTACTCAAAAATCGGGTGCTTTAACGGATAACATTAACTTGTTGCCTGCTGTAGGTATTCAACAGCAAACAACAGACCAGCGCACACTGGATGTTTCTTACATGAAGTGCAGTAGAGTTTCATTTGACAACTAAGGAGGTAGATAACAATGGGATCTAAAAGAAAAGAACTTCTTAGAGCGCAAGTGGAGAGAGCAAGACTGAAGCATGCCGAAAGGCAAAAAGCAGAAGCTGCTGCGCCAAAGAAGGAAGTGCCAAAGCCTGCCCCTAAAAAGGCAGCACCTAAAAAGGTTGAAAAACCAAAGGTTGAAAAACCAAAGGTTGAAAAGACCGAAGAAAAGAAAGAAGAAGAGTAAAATCTTTTTTACAAACCCCCCGAAAGGGGGGTTATCTTTTTTGAAAATATGTTATAATAGTTTAAGTTTATAGGAGTTACAATGGGTAAACGTAGAAAAAGAATGATTAAAGATAAGTATGCCAAGAAGTATGCATCGAAAAGAGAAGCACTTGGTTTTACTGCTAAACAAGTTACAAACGGAGTGGTCACCATTGATATGACCACAAGCGAAGAGATTAAAGAAGAAGAACAGGTTGAGGTTGTTGTAAACGAACCAGTTGTTGAAAAGAAAGAAGAAGCACCGCCCTGGGACGTAGAACCAGAACCAGAGTTGGAGTTGATCCAGGTTGAAGAACCAGAGATCAAGGAAGAGGCACCACCTCCTCCCGAGAAAAAGACAACTAGGCGCAAAAAGTCAACAACAACAAAGACAACCACTGCGAAAAAGAAGACTACTACTCGTAAAACACCTACGAGAAAAAGAACCACAAAGAAGAAGACAGAAGAATAAAGAAATTTGAAGTCCTAGCGTTTTGTTAAGTTTGAGACTATTTACTTAAGCACGGAGGACTAATAATGGCTTTACCAACTTTAAGACCCGCTAGTAACTCTAGCAAGAGCATCTTGCCAGAGACTGGTAGTCACGGTAACGTAAACAGACTTTTACCATATAAAATATATTCAAGTAATACCAGTGTGCTGTTTTCAGGTAACTTTGTATCTGGAGCAGTAGATCAGGTTGCTTACACCTTCAAGAAACTTGGTGGCGATGTTTTAGATATTGAATTATCTGATGGGAATGTTTATGCAGCGTATGAAGAATCAGTTCTAGAGTATTCATACATCGTAAACTTACATCAAGCAAATAACGCACTACCAAGTTTTCTAGGTCATGCAACTGGAACTTTCGATCATAAAGGTGAATTAACTTCTGGACCTGTATCTGCAAGTCTTAAGTATCCCAAATTTGATTACGGTTTTGCAAGAAACGTTTCAGAAAGGATGGGCGGCGAAATTGGACTTAAGGACTCTGTTCAATACTCGGCATCTTTTAATGTGAGTCACGGCGTTCAAGACTACGATTTACAACAAATAATTACTTCTGGATCAGCAGGAAAAGATTACGATGGTAGAATCAACGGTAAAAGAATACTGATCAAAAAGGTTTACTACAAGACTCCTTTCGCAATGTGGAGATTTTATGGGTATTATGGTGGACTAAATGTCGTTGGCAATATGCATAACTACGGACAGTTCTCAGATGATTCGACTTTTGAACTGATACCATCTTGGCAAAATAAAGCTCAAGCACTAGCTTATGAGGACGCCATATATACAAGAACTTCTCACTATTCATATCAGTTGAGAAACAACAAGTTAAGACTGTACCCAGTCCCTACTTCTGTTGGTCCAAAAACTTTCTGGGTTGAATTTTCGATACCAACTTCTCCAATAGAAGATGACACGAATGGCAGATCTCATGTTCACGGAGTAAATAACATGAACACACTGCCATTTTCTAACTTACCTTACGATAGTATTAACTCCATAGGTAAGCAATGGATAAGAAGGTTTGCTTTAGCAGTGTCTAAAGAGATGTTAGGTTTAGTTAGATCTAAGTTTGCTTCAATACCAATACCTGGCGAAAGTGTATCCTTGAATGGTTCTGATTTAGTATCTCAGGGCAAAGAAGAACAGAGCGCATTGAGGGAAGAATTAAAAACAACCCTAGCGGAAATGACCTATTCCAGACTTGCTGCTCAGGACGCCGAAATGGTTGAGAGCACTGAGAGAGTTTTACAAAGGGTACCATATTCGGTATACGTGGGGTAACAAATCATGGCAGATAATAAATGGGATCAACCAGACGCACCGCCACCACCGTTGTTCACTGGTAAGAAAGAGCGTGATCTTGTAAAGCAGATCAACGATGAAGTTATCGAAAGGGTTATTGGACAGCAGGTTTTGTACTATCCGATTTCTTTAGAGGAGACCAACTTTCATCCAGTTTACGGAGAGGCATTAAATAAAACTTTTTTAAATCCAATTAGGGTTTACGCTCTTGTAGAGTGGCAAGGTTATGAAACACAAACTACAAATCTTGGCGTTGACAGACTGCCAAAAATTATGGTGCACTTCCACAAAAGAAGACTGACCGAAGATCAAAATCTTTTTGTTCGAGAAGGCGATTTTGTTTTGTATGGCGAAACTTTCTATGAGATAGCCACACTAAACGAACCAAGGCAACTTTTTGGCCAAAGGGAAAATATGATAGAAATAACTGCTGAGTGCGTTAAGGCGAGAGAGGGGTTGTTTAATGGATGATCAAACGCCATTTAGTGATCCACTGAATCGATTGGAAAAGAAAAATTTATCAAACTCTACAATAGAGAATGTGGATACTGCTGTGTACAACTTTATCGACAAGCAGATGAATATATTCTCTAACGGTTCTGAAGGGTTTAAAAAAGTTCCAGTCGTAATGGCTTCGTCCGAACGTGCTAGTCTGAGTAAAAAAGATTCAAGAATTCGGGACCAGGATGGCACGTTAGTTTTACCAATTATAACTGTTGAGAGGACGTCTATCTCAAAAAACCCTTCTGAAAAAGGAACTGTTTGGGCAAATATACCGCCAACATCAAAATTAAAAGGTGGGAGCATTCCTATGGCAAGATACGTTGTACAAGATAAGACTGCAAACTTTAAAAATGCTCATGCCAAGAAAAGAAGAGGACAACTAAACTTTCCAGAACCAAAACAAAAAACTGTGTATAAGACTGTTTCTATACCTCTGCCTGTCTATATTACCGTCATGTATAACATAGCAATTAGAACAGAGTACCAACAGCAAATGAATGATATCATGGTGCCGTTCATGACTAGACCAGGTGGAATAAATTATATTATAATCAATGATGAGTCAAAAAGATACGAAGCATTTATTCAACAAGATTTTGGACATGAAAACAATATCAGTGATTTTTCAAATGAGGAAAGAAGATTTGAAACTAAGTTTGAGATAAAAGTTTTAGGATATTTGATTGGCGACGGAGCGAACCAAATGACTCCTAAGCAGCCATTTAGAGAAAATATTGTAGAAGTAAAAATACCAAGAGAGCGAGCATCTCTATCAGAGGAGGAGATTATAAAATATAATCTATAACTGTGATGATTAAAGATGTTTTAAATCCTACAAAAACTAGAAGAATAGACCAGGAACCATTCCCCGTATCAACTGTGGAAACCGTTGATACTGCGATGTATAATTTTGTTAATGATGTTTTGGATATTAAATGCATAACTTCTTCAGGGTTTAAAAAGGTTCCAGTCGTGTGGACATCCGCTGAAAGAATGTTTCAAAGTAAGAAAGACAGTAGATTTAGGGATGCTGATGGTTCTTTGGTTTTGCCAATTATAACTATCGAAAGAAAAAGTGTTGTTAAGGATTTATCCAGGAAAGGTACAGTATACGCTAACATTCCTCCTTTAGACAAGACGAGAGGTGGTTCTATTGCAGTATCCAGAAAACTAAATCAAGACAAAACAGCAAACTTTGCCAACGCTAGTGCAGCAAAGCGATTTGGGCAACTTAACTTTGCTGCAAAGAATAATAAAGTGGTATATCAAACTGTAACAATTCCATTGCCAGTCTATGTTTCAATTGATTATGAAATAACTATGCGCGCAGAATATCAGCAGCAAATGAACCAAATTATGACACCATTTATAACACGACCTGGCGGCATAAATTATGTTATAATAGAAGAGGGTCGTCTTAGGTACGAGGCTTTCATCCAGGATTCATTTAATCACGCTAACAACATTAGTAATTTTTCAAATGAAGAAAGGAAGTTTGAAACAACTCTTAATATAGATGTTTTGGGGTGGTTAACTGGTGAAGATGTAAATCGCAACAGTCCAAATTTTTCCGTTAGAGAAAATATCGTAGAAGTAAAGATACCCAGGGAGCGAGTTGTGCTTAGAGATGATTTAGATCCAGAAGTAGGTAGACTTTACGGACTTGAAGGAATTGATATTGGGTTACCAATAGAGCATCTGGGGGCACCAATTATGAGTCAAACACAGGTTAGGAGTCCTGGCGCAGTTCAAGCATCCACAACGACAACATCTGGCGGCGGAGGAGGAGGTGCAGCAGCAGCAGGAACCGTAACTACGAACACCTATAAGGTTGCACAAGCAGCAACTGAAACCGCGAATGGAAACAGGACAACATTTACTGTTCCAGAGAACTTTGTTGCTGGGACTTTGATGGTGTTTAGATCTGGTATTCTCATGACCATTGGTGAGGGCAATGACTTTACTTTGTCTGGAAATACTGTTACGTTCGATGAAGCACCCGAAAATGATGAAAACATACTATTTAGTTATATAAAAGATTAGTTATTTTTTAAAGGAGGTTAGAGTAAAAATGTCAGTCTTAAACAAACTTTTAAACATGCTGGATCAACTAAAAGAAGAAAATCCAGACCTGGCGAGCAGAGCGTTGCTTGCCGCTGAGACACTCAAGTCAGGAATGGACTCTGAAGATTACGAGGAAGAACTTGAAGATGAGGTCGAGGAAGAACTTGAAGAAGAAGTCGAAGAAGTCGAAGAGGTCGAGGAAGAGGTCGAAGAGGTCGAAGAGGAAATAGACGATAGGTATGTTCTTGTTACTGCAGAGCACACCAAAACTTTTTTTGAGTTAAGAAATACCATGGATGAGAAGGTCAAGGAGTATGGAATATATATGAGAGATCACGAGGTTAAGAAGAACATCGCGCTTGAGGATATCGAGCAAGCCCGATTAAACAGCGAAAACTTCTTTGCTTCACTAAAGCAGTC